TCATCTACTTCTGATAACAGTTCTAATTCTAATTCATCTAATTCTAATTCATCTACTTCTGATAACAGTTCTAATTCTAATTCATCTAATTCTAATATTTCAGATCCTTTGACTAGCTCTGGTGGTAGTTCTGGTAGCTCTGGTGGTAGTTCTGGTAGCTCTGGTGGTAGCTCTGGTAGCTCTGGTGGTAGTTCTGGTAGCTCTGGTGGTAGTTCTGGTAGCTCTGGTGGTAGTTCTGGTAGCTCTGGTGGTAGTTCTGGTAATAATGAGTTTAAACATTGTAACGCTGGTCAAGGTGCTGGTAAAGATGTTAATTATAATATTGATACAAGTGGCTTAAATACTTTGACTGGTAAAGAAGATAGTTTGTTTTCTGGTTTTAACAAATTTAAAGATAATGTTAAAAGTGATTTTGATTCTTTATTTCGAGAGATTTCTAAAACGAAAGATGTTTTTAGAAGAGGTTTTAAATTAGATATTCATAAAAATGATAATCTTCCTGTATGTGCAAAATTTAGAAATCCTTTTAACGGTAAAGAGATCTCAATTGATTTTTGTCCATACATTTCTCCTATGGCTCCGATTATTGCATTAATAATTAATATTTTAATAAGTATTTTGTCTATTCTTATAGTTGTTAAAACAATTTTAAGATTTAGGAGTTAATTATGTGGGGTGCAATTGTTGCTTTCTTGGGTGATTTAATATCTTTCTTTGTTAAGAAATTTTCTACTAAAACAGTTGTAATTGCGATAGAATATACTTTTTTGGTATCTTATTATTCTGCTGTTATAACTTTTTATGTTTTTATACTTGTTACTCTTTCTGATTTATACAATTTAATAACAAATGTATTACATAATATACAAATTTTAGCTTCTGGTAGCTCTGGCTCTGTTAGTTCTCAATCAAGTTGTATTTTTAAAATGATTTCTCATATGCTTTCTTGCTCTGGTTTTTTAGATGGTATTAATCAATCAAAACCTATTTTTTTCTCTTCAATTTTATTTGTTTTCACTTTTATTTTTTATAAAATGTCAGTTGAAGCAAAAAGAATATTAAAAAATTTAATTAAAGATGCTCTTCGTGGTGTTGCATGATACGCTTTGTTACAGGTGTAATTGGAAGTGGTAAAACTTATTTTTCACTACTATTTATTGTTAAAAACTTCGTTAAAGATGAAGAGTTAAAAAAAAAGATAAAGAAAGATTTTGAAGTAAAAAATATTGATTTTTGCTATACTAATATCAATGGTTTGGATTTATCAAAATTTGATAATGTTGAAAATATAAATTTTAAGAATTTTTACAATTATTTATCAGATTTATATGCTCTTTATAAAGATAATGTTACTGATGTTGAATTAAATGAAAAAGCTTCTGAATATAAATTATCAAGATGTTTGATTGTTTTTGATGAATGTCATAATTATTTGAGCAAGAAAGACGATGTTTTAATTTGGTGGCTTTCATATGCAAGGCATTTGTATCAAGAGATAATTTTAGTAACTCAAAATTTATCTCTCGTTGATTCAAAATATAAAGCTTTCTCGGAGCATTTTTATAAAGCTTTTCCATCTTCTTTGAGGATTTCAAAAAACAAAATGAGATACAATTTGTACTCTGGCGATAAAATGTATAATACTCAAAAAGTTTCTGTTATATCTGTTTCTGTTATTCCTGACGTTTTTTTGTTATATAATTCTGGCTCTTCTGTTCAAAATAAGAGTTTTATACAAAAATTTGGTCTTATTGCTTTGGTTTTATTGCTTTTATTTTTTCTTGCTTTTTTTATTATTCGATATTTTATGTCTTCTTCTGAAGATAAAAAAAATGTTCCTGTTGACAATGAAAAAGTTTTAAGTCAATCTAATATTAAACAATATCAATCTGAAAATGGTAAGAATAATTTTGTTGATAATACTTCTAATTCTGACAATATTGTATTTTTTAAGTGTAGTAAGGATAGCTGTTATTACAAAGATGTTTATTTGAATGTTGCATTTGTTAAATATATTATTAAAGGTCAAAAGCTTATATTTAAGCGTTCATATGGTTTATATTTTTTTTATTGCTATTCTTTAAATAATTATAAATTTAAGATTTTGGATAAATATGTTAATGCTAATAAGATTAAGACTATTCAAAAGTTTGATAATAATAATACTTATCTTTTTGGTTCTGGAGGTCTTTTTAGATGAGATTTTTATTGTTTTTGTTTTTAACTTTTTCTTTTGTTAGTGCTAATGTTCTACAATTAAAATTTAAAGATTTTATTTTGTTTGTTTCAGAGAGATACAATATAAATTTTTTGTACGATAAAGATATGAATATTAATGTTTTCATGTCTGTGCATGATGATATTTCAAAGAAACAATATATTGATATGATTAAACAAGTTCTTATACCTAATAATTATTATCTATCTTATAATGCTGGATTTTATTACATTAAAAAAATTCCTAAAAAATCAAAAATTATAAAAATTAATAATTTGAATATAAAAAAACTTAATAATATTGCTAGTAAATTTAATTTAGAAGTTCATTATTTAAACAAAAATAATTTTATTGTTTTGTATGATAAAACTGATGATTTTAATCGTTTTTATAAAACAATTAAACAAATAAATTTTCCAAAGACATTAAAATTTATAAGTTCTATTTATCGCGTTAACATTAATAATATAAAAAATAATAATATTAATTTAAATATTCTTATTAAATCTATTAATGAATATTCTAATCCATCTTTATTTTTTGATTTTTTTAAAAAGATTGGATTTGACTATAGAAACTCGGGTGATGATATTTCTGTTTATCTTGACTTTTTAGAAAGTAAGGGTTATATAAATTCTATTGTAAAGCCTAACTTTATTTGTCTATCTGGTCAATCTGTTAGGTTTACTAATTCAAAGGTTTATAGAATACCTAATCAGATTATTACTTCTTATGATAAGACTATTCCTACAAATACGACTACTTATGAAGAGAAAACTGTGGGTCTTATTTTTAGAGTTAAGCCTGTTCTGATAAGTGATAAAGTTTTGATTAAAATGTTTTTTGAAGATAGTTATTATGATAGTAGAAATGATAATTATGTTAAAAATGCTATAGATTTAGATACTTCTTTTATAATTCCTGTTGGGCAAAAAATTGCCATTGCTGGATTAAACACTGATGTTTTTGCAAAAGATAATAGAAAATATATTCCGTTGCTTTCTGATATTCCTATCATTAAAAATTTGTTTAATTCATCTACTCATTCAGATTTAAAATTTACTTATATTTTGTATCTTAATGTTAATGTTTTGAAAACTTCAAATCCTCTTTTAAAATTTATAAATAAAAATAATCCTTTTAAAAATCATTGAATAATTAGATAAACTTATAAATTGCTTGAATCGTGCGAAACTCGAAAAATTTTTAAGCTTTTAATAATATTATTTAATATCAAATAATATTAATGTAATAATATAACTGTCATATCAAATTGAAATGATATTATTATGTTGATAATGTAAATATTTTGTATATACTTAATAAGGTTTGAGAGCAAAGTAGATTTTTTTTGCTTCGTGTCAAAAAAGCAAAAAAAAATCTTTGCTCATATTGTTTTAAACTCTCAATCAGTTTGTTAAAAAAAGCTAATTTATTTATTTTTTTATATTTTATTTGCTTTTTATTATAATTTTATTATAATGTTTTTACATTATTTATTTAGGAGTTTATTATGAGTTCTTTACTACAGTTTAAGCAAAAGAAGTTAAGAAATTATACTGTCGTTGATAATGGTTTTATAAGTGATTGCGGTCTTTCTTGGAAAGCTAAAGGAATTTTGTTGTATTTGTTTTCTCGTCCTTCTAATTGGCAAGTTCGTTTGAATGATTTAGTTAATCGTTCTACTGATGGTCGTGATTCTTTACGTTCTGGTTTGAAAGAGCTTGAAAATTCTGGATATTTAGTTAGAAATACTATAAGAGATGAGAAAGGTAGATTTTTAAGAGTTGAATATGAAGTTTATGAAATACCTTTAAAAAAATACGAAGAGCAATTAAAAGAAAATGAAAATATTGATAAAAATGTTGATAATCCTACGTTGTCAACTCCGAAGTTGGAAAATCCGACATCGGATAACAAGACACTATTAAATATTGAATATACTAATAAAAGAAATATAATAAATACTCTCTCTACTAAAGAAGATTTGAGAGAGTTTTTTAAAAATATCTCTCTTAAAGAATTTAAAGATTTTATTACTAAATATTTTAATGGTTTTAAGTTTTCAGATCCTGAAAGATTTAAAGATGATGTTGTTTTTGAGATTAGAAATGGTTTTATTTATTGTTATTATTATGATGATTTTTGCAATCGTGAAGATGCTTTGTATCTTTGGAATAAGATGTATAATAGAAGACTAAAAAATATTGATGTTTTTTATTCTTTTTTAGAAAATAATAAATTAAAAAATTCATAGATTTTAATTTTGTTATAATAATATTGTAAAAATTTTTTTGGAGTTATTATGAAGCATAAAAATATTAAAAATGATAGAATATCTGTGCTTATAGATAAAAATACTAAAAAAATATTTATGAGTGTATGCAAATCAAAAGATTTAGATGCAAGCAAAGTTATTAGAATGTTGATTAAAGATTATGTTATTAAGAATTCTTCTCTTTTTAATTAATTTTTTTTGTATAATAAAGAAAGAAATAGGACGCTACGCGGATAGCGAGCTTGCGAGCGGACGCGCAGCGTCCCTTGACAAATTAACAAAAAATGTTGTAATGATAAAATATATTTAAATTATTAATAATTAATAAAATTAAAATAAATTAAAAAATATAAAATATATAAAAAATTTATAAAAAGATAAAAAATGTTGTATGGTATTTCTGAGTCTGATATAATTTTTTATAATAAAAAATTAGAGCAACAAAGAAGTTTTTTAAATAATAAACATATTGTAAATTCAAATGGTGAAGTAAAAACTTTTTTAGATATTTCTATGTCTGCTAATTTAAGTGAGCGTTATTATAATACCCTTATAAACAAAATTAATACTTTTAAGTTAATATCATCTAATTTTCGTTTAGTTCCTATTTTTTTAACTGTTACTTTGGATGGTTTTTTTCGTGATTTTTTATGTTCTAATTTTAAAAGGTATAATAATTTAAAAAATAGAAATTTTTACGATAGATATATTCCAAATAATGAACGTTTTGGTTTTTTGCGTGATAAGATAAATAATAATGAAGTTTTTACTATTAAAGATTTGTATAATATTTTAAATTTTCAGTTATGGAGATTTATTTATACAAATGTTTTTAGGAAAATGAGGAAATTGGGTTATAAGAGGGCTTATATTAGAGCTACAGAGCCTCATCGATCTGATGGAGTTCCTCATATTCATATGCTTCTTTGGATACATAATGATTTTGTTGATGAAGTTAAAAATAAGTTTTATGAATATTTTCCTGCTAAACAAAAAAAATTTGAAGTTGCTTTAAAAAATCCTGTAGGTTATATTTTAAAATATACTACAAAATCATTTTTAAATATAAAAAAAAATCAAAAATTAGATGCTTTGCAAGTTTGGTATTTAAAATATAAGATTAGAAGATTTACGACTTCTTTTTCTGTTTTACCTTTTTGGATATATAAGAAAATATTTTTTTTAAATTCAGATTGGTTTGATTATACTGTTTTTTATGATGTTAAAGAAAAGAACTTTAAAAAGGGTGAGTTTGTTCTTTATAATTCTGATTTAAATCATACTATTGTTTTTAAAAACAATGTTTTGAAGATATATCATAATAATAAATTGTTTTTTTCTAAAGATTTTAATAATTATTATATTGTTTAAGTTATATTTTATATTATTTTATTATAATTATATTACAAATAAATTATAAGGAGTTTATATGAGTTTAGATATTATTTTTCGTGTTAAAGGTTTTAGTGGTTTAAAAGCTTTGGAAAGTGGTACTTTTCAAGGTATTTCTTTTCCTTCAAAAGTTCAATTTTCTTCACAAGCGTTTAAGCTTGATGAAAATGGTAATGAGATTGTTCAAGATATAATTTTTGTTGTTCCTTTGGAAAAATACAGTAATGCTTTAATTTTGCGTGATAAATTAGATGAAATTAGAAAGAAAAATGTAATTTTGGAGTTCAAAACACAAATTCCTATGCCAACAGGAGGAAAAAGTCAGTTTCAAGTTAAAGTTTCTGATTCTAATGAATTTGTTAAATATATTGATAGTTTGTTGAAAAAATGAGTTTTATTTCTTTCTTTTCTGGTAAAATGATTTATTGAAAGTTAAGAAATAATTAAGTAAAAAGATTATAAAATATTATTAGGGTTAATCCCTAAAAAATTTTTTTTAAGGAGTTTTCTATGAAAAAGCTTTTTAAGATTGCTGCTGTAGTTGGTCTTGGTGCTTCTATGGCTTTTGCGGATGCTACTTTGACTGCTCCTACATTTGATTTAAGCAATGTTGTTACTGTTGCTGGTGCTTTATTGACTGGCTTGGCTGGTATATGGGCTATTAAAAAAGCTCTACACTTAATTAGATAACACGGGAGTTTTTTCCCGTGGGTTTTAAAATTTATGTTGATAATTTTGTAGTTTTTTTTAGCTCTTTTTTAACTTTTATGGTTTTTTTGTGGGGTGTTAAAAATGCGATTAAGCTGCTTAAAACTCATCTTAATTAGAATCTTATTTTTAATACTCCCTGTTTTTTCTTTTTCTGATGATGATTATAATGCTACAAAGATTGCTAATAATCTTAATTTAGCTTATAATGATTATAATTTCCTTATGGGTTTAAGTGGTGTTTTGGTTGGTTTTGTTATTTTATATTTTTCTATAAAAGTAGTTGTTAAATAAAAAGGTTTATCTATGGATATAACAATTATAGATTTAACTAATGATGTTGTATTTAATTATTTTGCTTCGATTATGATTTGGTTTGCTGTTATCTTGGTTCCTTTTTTTGCAATTCTGTCTCTCATTAAAGAATCTTCATAGGATTTTTAATGAGATTTATTTTTCTCTTTTTTAATCTTTTTTTAGTTTTTTCTTTTGCTTCTGGATATATCTCTGCTTATGTAGAATTTAAGAATGTAGGTAATAAAACTTGGGTTTTGCCTGATAATACCGGTTGTAAAAATTATGTTAAAAAATATTGTAAGCAAGTTCATTATCCACATTGTAAATATTTAAGTACATATCATTATTATAATCGTTATAGACATATACATTATTATGTTTGTTGGTATCAAATTCAACGTCCTGTTTATAAGTGTCCTCCATTTTCTCATAAGGTTGGTTCTAATAAGTGTGAGTGTGATGCTAATTTTGTTCCTAATCATTCTGGTAATAGGTGTATTTGTTCTGAAGGTTCTTATCTTTTATTTGATGAAAACATTAGCGATTATAGATGCGTTCAATATCATAAACCAAAAAATTGTAACGATCTTTATGGAATTTTTTATTATTTTTGCTCTCAAAAAGGTCTTAATTTAGCTTTTGATTGTATGGATACTATGACTAATTATGGAGTTAATAAATGTATTGATATTGTTGGTGATGGTAAAAAATGTTATGATGATGTACCTGTTTATGCGTCTAATTCTTTTTGTTATTCTGATGGTAATGAGAGTAATTTAACTAAAATTGTTCCGCACGATGGTTATAGAAGATTTACTCTTTCTTTTTCAAATGATACATCTAATTCTAATTCATCTAATTCTAATTCATCAAGCTCATCTAATTCTAATTCATCTAATTCTAATTCATCTACTTCTGATAACAGTTCTAATTCTAATTCATCTAATTCTAATTCATCTACTTCTGATAACAGTTCTAATTCTAATTCATCTAATTCTAAT